CACAAAAGTATTTTCTTACTCATTTCTATTCCTCAAATATCTTCGAATATTATCTTCTGACGACAAGGCAGCCGTTGGAAAAACCTCTACCAACTCTTGGTTAGGTAGGTTTGGTGTTTTGTAGGTGTATTTTCCAAACTTGACCTCTTTCTTTAAAAGATCAGCTACCTGCTTAAAATCAACATTTCCCGACGATATAAAGTCAACAATTCCATTATATTTGCTCATATAGGACATCTTTATAAAACTGAGAATATCTTCTTGTAGAATATAATTGAAAGTGGATTTTCCTGATAAAGAGACTTCTGGGTTTTCGTCCTCGATGATCTTTCGAAAATTGTTTTTTCTCATCGTTTCTCCAAGAATAGCTCCGCAACGAAGGATAAGAGTTCTAGTTGTTAACCTTTTAACAATAGACTCTGCCATTAATTTTGTTGTTTTATATAAGCTGCTTTCATCACGATATACATCAATAGAGGATAAAAATACAAATTTATGATGAGGTAACAATGATACACTTCTCGTTAGAAAAACATTATCCTCAAGCAATCCATAATAATCATTCGTATCTTTGGTCGAATTAAAGGCACAATGAATAATGAGATCGAACGGCTTTGTTTTGTACTTGGATAAAATCTCTTGGCAGTTTTCTCGTGTCATTGCCACACATTCTATCTGTGATGCAATATATTTACCAAGTCCGCTTCCTGCTCCCGTTACTAAAACTCTACTTCCTGAAAGCGTTGTGTCTGTCATCGATTACACTCCTATTTTTCTCAAACCATTCAATAGTTTCTTCAATTCCGTCAGACAGGCTAATGGTTGTCTCGAATCCGACCTCTTTCGCACGAGTGGAATCAAGAATCCTTCTCTTGTCCCCCGTCGGTTTCGTGGTGTCCCAAACAACTTCAATATCCTTCGGACATTTCTCTACCACGATATCAACAATTTCTTTAATGGTTACCCCTTCTCCAGAGCCAAGATTGACTGGGACGTTTACCTCATTTTCTACCATGTGCAACATCCCAAGTGCTACATCTCTGGAGTGAATAAAATCCCTTATCGGGGACCCGTCACCCCAAACTTCCAGCTTATCGTTTTCATATGCTTTCCTGATTAGAGATGGGATAACCATGGCGTTTTCTGGGTCGAAATTGTCATATGGTCCGTATACGTTTGCTGGGCGCACGATGGAAACACGGTCCCAACCATATTGAATTTTATAAGCTTCAGCCTGAAGCTCTCCTATCCTTTTTGCCCATCCTGCAAATCTGTCATTCTCAGACGGGAAAGTGGACCAAACATCGTCTTCTTTAAAAACTTCTGCTGGGTGATAAACTCCCACACTACTTGTATAAAGATACCAGTCAACACCTGCCAACCTTGCAGCTTCCATCATATTGGTATTGAATTGTAACATTGGAACCATAAAATCGGCTGGCTGCTCCTTGCACATCTTTGGGGACCCCTTTACGCCAACTAGATTGAAAACGTAATCCATACCCTCACATAAACTCTTACACACAGCAAACTCTGTAAGATTGCCGTGGACAAATTTTACTGACTGAGGCAGTCCTGCTGGAGGGTCCAAGGATACCACTGATACTTCTGCACCACGCTCAACTAAAAGATCCACGAGTTGGCGACCAATCATACCTGTGCCGCCGGTAACTAAAACTTTTTTATCTCTATAATCAACAAACATTCAAAGCCTCACATAGTTCTCTAATTTGTGTTTCCGTTAGATCTGTATGGTTACCCACATAAAGACCGAAATCATGAATATGATCTGCATTTTTAAGGTCGCCAACAACTCTATGTCTATATCCCTCCAGATATGGTTGACGGGCTTGGTTTCCCCCGCCTGCTGTTCCTATCCTATATTCGACACCCATAGTGCGAAGGGTTTTTTCCACATTTTTCATTCTATTTTTGTCCTTGTCTAACAAGATGAGCGGTAGTGCGAAATTACTGTTTCCATCAAACTTGAAATCGGTATAATACTTTTTACTATCCAAAAACTCCAACCATATACCAAGATTGAAAGACCTTATTTTACACGCCTGATCTAAACGCTTTATTTGTTGCAACCCCAATACAGCATTAAACTCAGTATTTCTTAAATTATAACCAGGGACAGCAAATGTAAACAGCGGATTTAAATCGGGATACTTTTTTTCATAATATTCTTGTAATTTAGTGTCAGCTTCTCTAATCATACCATGAGATCTAAACATTTTTGCAAGCTCATAAACTTTCTCATCGTTAGTGCAAACAACTCCTCCCTCTACGGTAGTGATGTGGTGCCCAAAATAAAATGAAAAGTTTGACATCAACCCATGAGAACCAACAAGTCTTCCATTATGGGTTGCGCCATGTGACTCACAACAATCCTCAATAAGAATTAAATCGTGTTCTTTTGCTATTTTTACAAGCTCATCTGTAAGTCCATCAAACCCCAGAGCGTGAACCAAAGTAATGCCAATCGTCCTGTCGGTTATAGCATTTTTAATATTCTCAGCAGTAATAGCCATACTGCTCATGTCAACATCAACAAAGACTGGCGTCATGCCAAGATTTACAATAGGGGCAATATCAGACACCCAACCTATGGGCGGAACAATAACTTCCCCTCTACCTTTCATTTCTTTGAGGATAGATGCCATAATATAATTGGCGGACGCTCCGGAGTTGACAAATACAGTATATTTTACGCCAAGCCATTTTGACCACTCTTCCTCAAACTTTCGCACATATTTTGACTGAGTGAAGCGAACGTTTGGTTCTTTTAACCAGTCAATAAGTGCGTATTTATCTGATTCTGTAATATTGTCGTTTATTAGAGGCCATGTGAATTTACTTTGTCCCATAGAATTCTCCATATTCTACAAGAAGTGTTGATTTTGAATCTAATCGCTCGTAAGCGTTCTTAAATTCTGCGAATATATCCTCTGCCTCATAAAGTTCTACGACCTCTACCTCTGTTAACATTTTACGAAGGGCTTCAGTGTGGTTCTGGGTGTGCTGTGGACCTGCATCAATTGGATTCTTTGACCCTATAGCAACCCGAATAATAACACGAGGTGTCATATCACCCTTTGACATGTCCCTCATTTTATCTAAATGGTTAACCAATTGATTACAGGCAAGAATAAAGAAATCGAAGCGAGGATACATTGTTATGGGTACATAACCCTCCAGGGCCATTCCGGTTGAAATACCCATCTGTGTTTCTTCAAAAACTGGTAATTCAATTCTTTTTTCGTCTGGGACTTTTTCTAAAGTGCTGGAGATTGCGTGTCCGCTAACCTTGCAGGCTTGTCCTAAAAAGATTGTATCTTCTTTCCGAGATAACCACTCCATCGACCTAATAAGTTCACTCTTATAACTCATTTAAAAATTGACCCACTTTCCTGTCCCGTGATGGGGGTACTCCATTTCATACTTGTAATAAATGACACCATCAGGTGCTTCTTGTTTTTTGCCCCATGCCATCTCGGTTGGTGTATGAACACTCATATTGTTATCTTCGACCACCCACTGAAGGGGGAGATTGAAATTTTTTGCGTACTTGTATGCCTCGTGAAACACACCAGTTTCCATCGTCATATCGCCTACAAAACACCAAACCCTTTTATTGGACCCCTTTGTTTTTAGCGCAAGAGCGGTACCTAAAGCTAGAGGTATAATGCCACCCACAATAGAAGAGGCATAAAAGTTTGGCTTTATGTTGTTTGTCCCCATGCTTCTACCTTCTACAATAGAATTAAACAGCTTTTCTGGATCAACTCCATGTAAAAGAGCGTGGTAGTGATTTCTCCAGGGGACAAAAACCCAATCATCTGGACTTATGTACTGAAATATTTCTATCAGTTGTTCTTCGTTATTCTTGGCGAGGTGGATTGGTCCCTTGACTTTTCCCGCCTCATAAGTATCTCTAACTTTAGACTCAAAATCAATAAGTTCTTGAGGACTCAAAGAAACCTTTCTAACTTTTTTAAGATGATTTGGAATGTTCATTTGTCTCTCGCTTGTAATATTGGATTACTGGTTGGCCAGTCTATGTTAACACGAGGATCGTTCCATTTTAAGGTAAATTGTTGATCAACGTCAGAATACTCTCCATCGTATGCGAGCTTATAACTGAAAACGGCTGTATCGCTCATCACACAAAACCCATTTCCGAAGCCGGGCGGAAGTAAAACTTGTTTTCTTTCTTTGTCGTCAAGTATCATCCAATCCCACTGGAGGTATGTTTCTGAGTCGGGGCGGTTATCAACCACAACAAAATAAATCTCTCCGTGTATACAACTAACCATCTTCCAAGTTTTATAATCTCCGTGGATTCCACGAATCACACTCTTCCTAGAAGATGAAAATTTATCATGAATAAAATCTAGTTTTATTGCGGATGTTTTCTTTTTATAAGTTGTCCAAATATCGCCCCGATAGTCTCGGAACATGTCAGAATCAAAAACTCCAACTTCTGGGAATGTGTTGTTTACCAACTGATGTCCCAATCTTTAAACTCAGCCGCTAAACAATCGATCTTATAATCTTTTCTTCCGCCTGCAAGTTCTTGAATTTTATTTTTCGCCGTGTTTCTGATTCCGTTTAGCCCATGTGTTAGTTCGAGATTGTTACCGTCCTTGATTCCCTTCCTATAATTTGATTCATTGTGCCAAATATGTAAATTCATTTGAGCAAGAACAACGATAGCACGAATAGTATCCGCATCAATAACATCAGCTTTATCTAAAATTAGCTGGATGTCGTGACAGATATCGGAAATTTCTTTTGCGTATTCTTCTTTATGATCGGTTATGAACACTTCTTTTAGTTGGGCAATGGATAGCCTATCGATCAATTCGGATAAGGTAGGCAAATATTTTCTAGTCATCTAAAAGCTCCGGTATAGTTTTTATTAAATTCTCCGCAAACGTATCGTCCATAGACACATATTTTTTTGCAATTTCAAAATTTTCCTTGACGTATTTTAGTTTACTGTTATATAAATCTTCTGATAGGTTATCGAGTATTTCTACCAACTGTTGCCCTGTGTCAAATTGTAGAATTCCCTTCTCGTTAAAAAACTCTCCCACATTTGGGCAGCCCCAGAATATAGGAATAGTGCCGTGGCGAAAAACATCAACGAGTGTTTCTGTAAAATAGTTTTCCTCTTTTGAATTCATCACTGTGATACTAAAGCGATAATCTTTTAGGGGCTCGGTCTTTCCTTCTCGAATAGCTCCGGCGGTCAGTCCTATGTTGCCTTTTCCAAAAGGCTTATATGCTCCTCCCCACAGGTCAACATCGTATTTATCCTTTATAGCATTTGCTATTTTGTGTCGAAGGCGGTGGCCACGGGTCATTGTCTGTTTTGAGGCAATAAGTGATAACATCTTGTTCTTCTTGTGTAGTCCCGCATCCTCGTCAGAAACACGAGAAGTTGCAATCAAATTCCTAACATATTTCGGGCTGCTTTCTAAAAGCTCCCTGTCAAAGGTAAAAACATGATCAAACTTGTGTTCCACAAATTTTATGTGGTCATATGCAAACGAGTGAACACCTCTGCATTCCACAATCCAGGCAACCCTGTATTTACTTTTTACATTATCAACCCAGGGGGACAATAAATCTTTGTCTGTAAATACAGTTACTCCATCAAATTCTGGGTGTCCGAGCCCTGTTCCTTGTTTAAGCCACTCAATCTTTGTTGGTTCAAATTCACTAGAGAAATTTTGACAGCCCCAATATTCATCGTAGTGGGGTGGTGCGAGGCTATCAAACAAATTTACTTTTATCTTTTTAGTCACCTTTCACCACCCTATAACTGTCGCTGTCAAAATGCTGTGTTGAAAACTCAAAAAGTTCTGAGTCTTCTAAGGCGATCATCTGATGTCTAAGCCCTCTATATACATGAAAATTGTCACCTGCATTAAGGATAAGCTCGTTCGCATCCTCCAAGCTGTCATCATCACCATATTTGATCAACATCTTACCGGACTGAAGATAGAATACTTCGTCCTTTAGTTTGTGATAGTGCCAAGAACATCGCTTGTCTTTATTGAAGAATAGAAGTTTTCCGCAATACTCCTCTTTGTTGACGATCCATCTTTCCCAGCCCCAGCCTTTATCAACATGTGTCATCTCTAATGTCATTTTATAACCCCTTTGCGGTCCAGCCGCCGTCAACATAAATGTCTTGTCCTGTAATATAAGAAGAGGCGTCAGATGCTAGGAATAATACAGTCCCTGCAATATCTGTTGGTGTCCCCCAGCGATTAAGAAAAGTTTTCTTTTTCCTCTCTTCGTGGATTGTATCATTTGACCAACTCTTCTTTGTCATTTCTGTTTTGATATAGCCAGGACCAACGTTGTTTACTCTAATATTTTTTCTCCCCAACTCAAGGGCTAAAGTTTTTGTTAAACCCTTTAAGCCATGTTTTGTGGTAACATAAGCTGGATTATTGGGAAAAGCTAGTTCGGCATTTAGGCTCGTTATATTTATAATAGAGCCCCCGAGCATATTTTTAGCCAAACTCCTTGAGAGTAAATATGGGGCTAGTAAATTAACCTTATATGTCATGTCCCAATCTTCGTTAGAGTAGTTAAAAAAATCATTAGTAAACGTAACTCCGGCACAATTGACCAAAATGTCTGCCCCACGAGGGTGCTTCAGACTAACTTGTTCGGCAAAATTATTAATCTGATTTTCGTCTCGCAGGTCTATGGAAAAGTTCTCAATGTTACTATTTGGCCATTCGGCATTGCTTTCCAAATCTAGTGCGTAAACCTTGCTGGCTCCTGCTTCCGCAAGAGATAAGGTTATTGCTTGCCCAATACCTCCGTTGGCACCAGTAACAACAGCCACCTTACCAGATAAGGAGAATACGCTATCCAAATAACTCAACGCAGTTCCTCTACTAGTTCTATTAGACTGCCATCAGGATCTTTACAAAATGTAACTTTAGCAAACCCATCAGGAGATAACTGGGGTGGGCTGTTAAAATAAACTCCTGCCTCCACTAATCTTTCATAAGTTTCATCTAAGTTTTTTACTGTCATCGCAAAATGAGAACATCCGATTCTGGTTATTGGTCGGCTCATATCAGGCTCTTCTGGGTGTGTTTCGTACCAGAGAAGTTCTACCATATCATCATTCTCTAGCGTCATTTTTATTGTGCGAACCCTGACGTTCTTGAGGGCAGAAAAATTATCAATATAATCTCCCGACTCCATCATATCCTTCTTGATTCTAAATCCCAAAAGGTTAGTGTAGAAATCTATTGACTTCTCTGCGTCACTAACAACAATACCAGTGTGTCGTATATTAAGCATTCTTTTCACCAATCACAATAAATTCATCTTCTAATAAGTCGTCATCCTTATTCCAGCTTTCAAATATTTGGATATTATCAAATCCAGCTAAGAACAGTAAATGAAGTATATCAGAGCGTTGATAATTTTTTAATACCACATTACTTTTTGATGTCTCTGAGAGGTTTCTCTTTATGAATGTTTTATTCAAGGTTAGGTGATTATTCTTTAGGTTACAGTCCCAAAGAAGATATTGCCAAGGATCTGGTTCTTTAAATTCTTGCCATGTTTTTATTTTTCCGTCTTCCATTTTATTAACAAGTCTTTCGTGACAGTCAAGCTCTAATACTACTTTGCCACCGTTTTTTAAGCGACCATAAATCGACTTTAGAATTTTTAAATCGCCCTCTGATTCAATTGGTTCCAAAAACTGAAAGGCTAGATCTACACAATAAACGAGATCAAAAGTTGGTAATCTGTCAAACCTTGTTTTTAAAATGTCCTCTTTGATGTTATGAACATTTTCAATCCCCAAATCCCGTTTCCACTCATCGGCGAACCTATTTCTGCTTTTACTCACCTCAAATCCATACCCTTCATCTAGCATGTTTTCTATTTCTAGGGCGTATAAGAATTTTGAGTTTCCGGACCCTATCTCAAGCACTCTTAACTTTTTGTCAAAGTTGTTTTTTATGAAAGAGATATTCTTCCGAACTCCCTTCAATTTTGAGGCTCGATAAACAGAGATGTTCTCTTTAGAATCAAAAACCTCATGGTCGTCATAAGCCAAAAGATTCGGGTGCATTACTGGTTCCTTTGGATGCACTCTTCTATAACATCAAAAGCTTCATGAATAGCATCTACTGGTATCGTTAGTGGTGGACCAAGCTTAATTGATTCTCTAAATGTGCAAACAGGAAGCACTCCATGCTCAATACAGTCAAACACTATTTTGTTTGTTCTTTCTGTTGTGTCAAATACAATACCTGCGACGATGCCCCTGGCGTTGATAGCCTCCACGCATTGATATTTTAACAGGTCTTGACTTCTTCTCTCAAATGCGTTAACTCTTTCTTTTAATTCCCTTTGAAACTCTTCGTCGGTTAATATATCAAGGTTTGCCAAGCAAGCAGCAGACCCTAGCGCATTACCAGCATGAGTTCCGCTCAAGTTTGCGTTTAAATCAACATCAATAATCTCCTCTGTACCAAGGACAGCAGCCATCGGCAAAGAGGATGAAATACCCTTCCCTAAACATATCAGATCAGGCTTGATGTTTTCTCCATAAGTCATATAGCCGTACATTTTACCCATGCGGTAAAACCCTGCCTGAACTTCATCAAAACAAATAAGGGCTCCGTTATCTCTGGCAAATTTATAGAGCGCCTGGATATATTGAGGAGGGTACATCCACGCTGCCCACCCTTGGTATGTTTCAATCATAAATGCAGCAATATTAGCGGGATCTCCCAATATTGTGGGATCAAACTCGGCACCCTGGTCTGTCGGGAAATCTATAAATATAACATCGTCATCAACTACCGAAGACCAATCTGCTGCCCCCTTTGATCCGCACACTAAAGCAGACCCAAGAACCCGCCCGTGGTAACTTCCATTGAAAGTAACAATATATTTCTTGTTGTTTTTCTTTGCCCATAACTTGATCAGTTTATAGGCTACGTCCGTGGCTTCTGAGCCTGTATTCATCAGGATGGTTTTATCAAAATGATCTGGGGAGCTATCCAAAAGCTTTTCGACAAACTGCTGTCTTATCTCCGTTATATATTGATAAGCGAAAATAAGGTTTTTATCCAGTTGGTTCTGAATAGCTTCTTTAATCTTTGGGTTGGAGTGTCCTGCGTTTGCCGCAAAGATGCCGGCAGTCATATCAATCCATTTATTACCCTGCTTGTCGAAAACGTTATAGTCGATAGCACTATCCCAAACGACAGGGACTTGGTGTCCGTTGGCTTTTGTTTCTAACTCGTGGCGGCGGTCATTGAGTTCTGTTTCTTCTAGCTTATATCCAGCATTAATTTTTCTATGTTTTGTCTCAATGCTCATTTTTTAATTCACCCAATAAAACATGACCCTTTGAATTAAGTTGACTCTCAAGAAGTTCGAATTGAAATGGTGTATCAACCTCTATGACAAACTCCGTCACAATGGGCAAAATGTTATCTCCGAACGTATCGCCAACATCAAGAGTGGCTCTTTTAACAATATCCAAATACCCATTTGGTTGATATGCTTTCGGAAATATTTGTCTCGGTAAGTTTGTGTAGTTTTTTATCCCATCGAAATCATCAAAAAAACCACGGCAATAACCATTTTTGTCTATTTGGAACATCTTGTGCGGCGATTCTGGCAATTCATGCATGGACCGAACCCCCGTTGAGCACAATATTTTTGTATGAAAATATTCTCTAATATTCTCATCAATAAATTTTGGATCTCTCAAGGGCGTTGTTGGTCTAATGTATGCAACATCTGCATCGCCAGTTACATCAAAATAGTGTTTAATGACTTCCATGTCCCTCGACTTGTCGGTTGCCAATTCAGCGGGTCGCATAAATGGCACTTCTGCTCCGTATTTCAGCGCCACCTCGGCTATTTCTTCATCATCGGTAGATACTATAATTCTACCAATCATATCCGACATTTTACAAGCGATTATAGAATAGGCTATTAGAGGATGCCCATGTAATAGCTTTATATTCTTTTTGTGTATTCCCTTGCTTCCACCTCTTGCAGGAATGAGGGCAGAAATTTGTCTCACAGGGTGTCAAACTTTCTGAGTTTTTCGGCAATGTCCACCTCTGTCCTCATCACTCTTTTTTCCGGTGAGCCCATAGATTTTGTAATATCTCTGACATACTCCATCAATTTATTCAGTCCTCCAATTTCCAGAGAAGCTGACTGATCCGATCCATACATTGCTCTATCAAGTGTGATGTGGCGCTCAAGAGATGAGGCACCCATAGCAACTGCCGCACAACTAACGATAACACCACTCTCATGACCACTATATCCAACGTTACAATTATAGCGTTCCTGAAGAGTGTGCATAACCTTTAAATTTGCATCTTCGACCGGCATTGGGTAGGTACTATTGCAGTGCATGAGTTCATACGAACAATCAGCGTCCTCAAAGATCTGTACAGCCTTATCAATCTGTTCCAGGGTGCTCATTCCAGTCGAAATGAACGTATGTTTCTTCTCCGAAGCAATCGTTTTTAACAATTCTCTATGTGTCAACATTGCTGACGCCACTTTATTATATTTGCAATCAAACTGACGTAGAAACTTCTGACTTTCTACATCCCATGCAGATGCAAGCCACTCGATGCCCGCATTTTTACAATATTGATCGATCTCTTGGTAATCTTCCTTGGTAAACTCCAGTCCATATTTTTGTTGACGGTTTGTAGTTCCCCACGGACTCTCCCTCGGCTTGTCTAACTCCTCCTTGGTGTATACAACATCCACCGTTCTCTTTTGAAACTTAACAGCATCACAGCCAGCCTCGACGGCGGCATCAATTAGCTGCTTCGCAATATCAAGACTCCCGTTGTGGTTAATTCCAACCTCAGCAATCACAAAAACACTCATAGACCTAAGTCTCCTTTCTTAAACACATCATACCATGCGTTTTTATTAAGGTTAATAATTTCTATACCATTTAAATCTGCACTCTCACGCAAAATCCTCATATCATCTGTTAGAAATTCTTGGAAGACGTGACGCCAGTGTCCAACGTTACCTGGGTTAGGAACATAATAGGGCTTGTCGGCACCTTCAGCATACCCAAGCGTATAGTCTAAATCAAGTCCGGTAACATATATTGGATTACACCCCATCATAACAGCAAACATAACACAAAACAATCCTACCGTCTGTCCAACGCCCATATGTTGGGGGTGTCCAGTTATCTCTTGTAATTTTTCTTGTATAGTTGTTTCCTGCATCAAATGACAACACTTTCCAAAGCGTGACCAGCCGCCCGCAACGACCCCATGTACCTGAGCACAGTGTGGGTTTACACTTCTTGTATCTGGGAGTTGCCACATTTGGGCATTATTCCCGTACATTCTAAAATCTAGATTCCTGTTTTCATCGTGATATTTTTTAAAGTTTTTCAAAATGTCCAGACACTTATGTCCTTTAAAGTGTCTATTATCGAACGGAAGATAATCACACTTTAAGTTCTTATCTACAAAATCTGGATCTGTCAAATCGGCTGTTCTGTTATATAATAGAGGTACCCCCTGAGTATTAAAAACATCTGGTGGGTATCCTCTCATTTTCCAAATGTTCTCGTTTAATACTGAGTCCCTAATATTAAGCTCGGCATTGGAAATTACCCAATAATCTGGCTTTTCTTTAAAGAAATCAAACCACTCATTTACAGAAATTCTTATTATTTTATCCTGTTTTTGGAGGTTTTGAATTTCATCTATGTGTGGTGATAAACTGGGTCCATGGAGAGCAACCACACACGGCTTTCCTTTGTGTTTATTAATAATATCTTTGTAATCTAATCTCATTTTCTTACCATATAAAATTTTTCTTATAAAAAGAAACTATTTCGTCTATTTCTTCATCAAATATCTTCTTAGGTGTCCAACCAAGAGATCTTATTTTGTTGTCATCTAAACAATATCTCATATCCTGACCTTCTCTCTCATATGAATAATCAACATACTTTTCCCAGTCGTCATCTGTTCCATAGAATGACTTGATAATCTTTCGGACAGTTTCTGCGTTTGTTTGCTCAAAATCGCCGGCAATGTTGAAAATATCATTTGTTACCCCAGAATCAATAAGAGTCATGATTGCTTCAGCCGTGTCATCTGCGTGAAGCCAGTTCCTTACAGGTGTTCCGTTGTTGTGGAGCCAAATCTTCCTGTCACGCAACAGATTCTTCACACTGAGAGGTATAAGCTTTTCTGGATATTGTCTCATACCGTAATTGTTTGTTGGTCTGGCTATCAAATATTTAATACCATAAGTTCTTGCCCAGGCAAAGACCAGCATATCTGCTGCTGCTTTGGCTGCCGAATATGGATTGCTTGGGTGTAACAAGTCTGTCTCTTTGTGAGACCCTTCTTCTATATCTCCGTAAACCTCGTCAGTACTTACATGTAAAAAGATTGGTCTCTCTCCACAGTTTATTGGTTTAAACCTAACTAAGTCTAAAAGGTTTTTTGTACCCACGATGTTAGTGTTTATAAATTCATCGCTGTTTATAATACTGTTACCAACATGTGATTCTGCTGCAAAGTTGACAACATAATCGCAATCGTATAAAACATCCAGATCTTTAATATCTTCCTGTTTAAACCTAAAGTTTTCATAAGTCTGGAACTCTTTTAGAATTTTTGTATTTGCGGCGTAAGTAACTTTATCTACACCATAAACCATCCATCCTCTTTCTAGGCACTTTTTCGTAAAATACGATGGAATAAAACCAAGACAACCAGTAATATATACTATTTTCATATTACACCCTCTCGAAGAAGTTGTCAACAACTTTTTCAATATAATCCAACTTTTGGTCGGTTATCCCAATGAAGGTTCCCATAAAAAAAGTATCAACGGTAGCAACGTGAGCGTTTGGAAATCTTTCTATAAGGTTTTCATATTTAGAAGCATATTCCTTATATGCTGGGTGGTATAAGCAGTTACCTGTGAAATATGATCTTGTCTGGATCTTGTGTTCTTCCAGATACTCAACCAAATCCTGTTTTGTGAACTTGTTGTTTTGTTTTACTGTCGTCATAAACCCAAACCAACAGGGATCTGATTTTGGAGTTGCAGTTGGAAGCATAAAATATTCGTTATATTTTGAAAATATTTCCTTGAGGCGAAGAAAGTTCTTGCGCCGAGCAGAATCCATTGATGGAAGTTTTTCTATTTGTTCAAGTCCTATTGCTGACTGAAGCTCTAATGGTTTTAGATTAAAGCCTACCTCATCAAACACATATCGATGATCATAAACAAAACTCTGATTGCCATCTCTTAACCACTCTCTAAATCTGTTTCCACAGGCTGTGCCGTCTGTAACATCTCCTGGCTTTTTCTCGTTGCAGTAACAAGCACGACCCCAATCTCTAAAGCTTGCCAGAACCCTTCGGATTCTTGGGTCATCTGTTGCTACAAAACCTCCTTCCCCCATTGTCATATGGTGCGCTGGATAAAACGAACACGAAGAGGCATGGCCAAAAGACCCCAAAGGTTTTCCGTCATAAAAAGACCCCAAGGCATCGCACGAATCTTCTAGAAATATTAGATCATATTTCTCAACCAAACTCATAACCCTGTCCATATCTGGTGGGTTTCCTAAAACGTGAGCGAACATTAGTCCTTTTATGTCTTTGTCTGTTTCTAATAATCTTTCTACTTCGTCTAAATTTAGATTAAGAGATGGTAAGTCAACATCAACAAATACTGGCTCGAATCCTGCCTGAATAATAGGATTAATCGTAGTAGGGAAACAAACTACAGGCGTGATGATTTTACTCCCCTTTGGGAGGTGATATTTCTTCATAAACTTTTGCTTGCTTGTAAAGGCATGTACCATTACAAGATTAGCAGAACTGCCAGAATTTGTCAGAATTCCGTACCTCTTGCCCAGGTGCGATGGAAATCTATTCTCAAATTCCCTAGATCTTTTTCCTATAACAAGCCATCCGTCCAGTAGTGTTTCTACGGCGGCCGCATACTCATCCGAAGAAAAATTAGGACCAGAATAATTAATCCAATCACCCTCCTCCCATGATTTTTTGAGGAGATTTTCTTCTGCGTACTCTCTTACAAGTGAAAGTATCTCTTCTAGCTTATTCACTTAATCTTTCCGTCAAATTTCTCAACCCTACAACAAGACCCTGTAGGTCAAGACCAAGAGTTTCCAATTTATCACTACACCCAGTATAGGTGTTTGCAAACCCATCTTCTTCTAATATTATATCAGAACTAGAATTTGTTAAAGTTACAATCTCTGCTGCTATATTCCTTAATGTATGTTTTTCTTTGTAGCATATGTTGATATTTTCATAATCTTTCCCTGGATCATTTTCCAAATAGTGACGAACAACAGTTGCCACGTCATCTGATGAAACAAAATCCATCATCTTATTTTTATGAATTAATATTGGCTCTCCTTTTAAAGCCCTTAAAATGGAAGATTTTATAAACCTAGTTTTTGCTTCATGAAACCCAAAGCACCCGAACAACCTAAGATTATAAACATCAAACAATTTATCGCACTCACGGGCGATTATGTTTTTCGACATCCCATAATAATCAGAGGGTGTAAATGAGTAAATTCTGTTTTCTTGGTATTTGTATATATCAGCATTTTTTCCGAAAGCTGCCCCAGAACAGAAGTTGATTAGTTTTCCAAAAGAATGCCTGTTTGCTACCAAATTATTAAACATCGAAATGTTGTCAACAAAGGTTTGGAGAGTATCTGTTTCGTTTCTTCTGCCTCCGATTATGGCAGTGTGTACGACGGCATCAAACCTGTTTTGTTGCAAGAATATTCTTACAGACTGACTGTCCGTTAAGTTTACTTCTTTTCTTCCGGCACAAGTTATATCAAGATCGTCAAATTTCTCGTATAACTCTTTTGCTAAAAAACCGTTTCGCCCAGTTATTAGGACCTTCATTTTTTATTATTGAAAATATCTTCTTTAGGGGTTACTGTGTTTGGAGTTGGACTATGGTTAGTTGGAAATCCTTGATCGGTTTCATACTTCCATTTTGCATTAGAAAGAAGTTTCTCAAGCTCCTCATCTTTAATTTCATAGAAGTTTTCTTCTGAGGGAAACACTCCATTGCGAACTTCTTCGGCATATTGTTCCAAAGCCGTTTGAATAATGGCTCCAGCCTCGCAGTATCTCTTAACAAACTTGGACTTAAACTCCCAAAATAACCCAACCAAGTCGTGCATAATAACAAGCTGACCATCCACCAAATCCCCAGCGCCAATACCATACACCGGGATGCTCAACTCTTTCGCTACTGCTTGTGCTGATTCTCTTGGCATCGCCTCTAACAGAAGGAAGGCACATCCGGCCTCTTGTAGTTCGAGTGCTTGATTAAGAATAATTTCTGTGCTCTCCGCAGTTTTTCCCTGAACTCTATAGCCACCTAACTTTGCTCTTGTGTGAGGGGTGAGACCTAAGTGACTCTGAACGAGAATTCCGGCATCAGCAATTGCTTTGATACGATCCACCATCGCTCCCTCGACTTTGACAGAATCCATGCCAGCCCGAATAAACCGACCAGCATTATGTACTGCTTCGCTGTTTGAAGCTTGATAAGACATGTAAGGCATGTCTCCCACCAGAAAAGCACTCTTGGCTCCACGGGCAACTGCTTCGGCGTGCAGAATCATAGCGTCCATTGTAACTGGTATAGTTGTTTTATGACCCAAGGTGGTCATCCCTAAAGAATCGCCAACAAGTATCCCATCAACTCCCGCCTTGTCAGCGAGTAGTGCCTGTGGATAATCATAGGCGGTCACAAATACAGATTTCTTTTCTTGTCTCTTGTGCCTCCTTAGTGTTAAAATAGTTGTCTTTTTTGGGTCGGTTGCCATTTTTTATTCCTCATAGTTTATAGGCTCGATAATCATGTTATCGTAAAATTCTTCTCTAGTTAAGAGCGGATACATATCTTCGAATGGTCTAGACACGATTCTTCCGTCTTTTGTCTTTGTCGATATAAGCGTTGGAACAACTTCTTGCCATTTTTGACACATCACCTCACACACAACTGGACCATCATAATTCAGAACCTTTTGTATGCCATCTTCCAACCCCTCAACAGTTTCAATCTTAAAATACTTCAGCCCGTAGGCGTCGGTAATTTTTTCTATGTTTGGAAGTGACACTCCAGAATCGCCGTCAACACCTATAAATCTGCCATCAAAAAACTTTCTCTGTGTTGTTCTGATAGACAAATATCCGTGATTGTTCCACACGAAAAGTTTTATCGGTAGGTTATAATGTTTTATTGTCTGAAGTTCTTGGATGTTTGTTTGGAAAGATCCATCGCCTGTAATTCCTATAACCTCTTTATCTCCCCTTGCAACACTAACCCCAATGGCGGCGGGGATCGTAAACCCCATGTCTGCTTGTGCTCCAGACGTTACATATCTTTGTTCTTTTTTAATATCCAGAAATTGAGAAGGAACATAGTATGCGGATCCTGCATCAGATACAACAACCGAGTCATCTTTATTCTGCCTTGAGAGATGATCCATAAAATAATATAGATCTATTCCTTCTTTGTCTTTGCTCCATTCCGGATTACATACTCTCCAGTTTTTCTTCCACCTCAAACATGTGTCTGACCATTCTTTGGTAACCTTTTTATTAAACTTTATAATTTCTAAAAAGTTCTTAGCATCGGAGCCAATCAGTTTATCTATTTTGATTGTGTTTTTCCGGTGTTCTTCTCTGTCAATATCTACAACTACGATCTTTGCCTCTCTAGCGAAGGTCTCATAATTATACCCAGTCACAGGAACACCTAAGCGAGTACCGATAGTTATCAAAAGATCCGAGTTTTGCATTGCGAAATTTGCTGCACGATTCCCTTTGATTCCAACCCTCCCGATCATCAAGGGGTGATCACTCTCTAGTAGATCAACGCCAAGAAAAGTAGCTACCGTGGGTATATTATATTTTTCAACAAATGTTTTGAGTTGTTCCGTGGCATCAGCTAGGCGAACACCGTTCCCAACTAAAACCACTGGGCGTTCGGCTTTATCAAACATCTCAGATAAGGATTCGCACTCGCTTGGGGTTATTTTTTTCTTTATGTGGTTATTTCTCCTAATGGGATAAGAAAGACAATCATCAACGTCAATAAAAGCCCCCTGTACATCCAATGGGATATCTAGCCAAACTGGTCCGGGGCGTCCTTCACTGGCGATATGAATTGCTTTTTCTACCTCAAACTTTACCCTGTTTGGGTCTGTTATCATAATTGCATATTTACATATCGGTCTTACTACATCAACGATATTAGCCTCTTGGACACCTAGTTGTCTTAGTGGTACGTTTATATTATGAGTAGTTTGTGATTTATTTACTTGTCCCGATATAAACAAGCATTTGACATTATCTTGCCACGCTTCCAATAATCCAGTCAGAGCGTTAGTGCTGCCACAACCAGTGGTCACTATTGATACACCAAAATTGTTAGTGTATTTTCCATAGCCTACCGCACCCATGGCGCAAGCCTGTTCGTGGTGATTACAAATAGCTCTTAGATTTGGGTGTTTTGCAATACAATCATTGAGGAACATTGCACCGCCGCCGGTAAGAGTAAAAACATCCCTTACACCAAGTTCATCAATTTTGTTAGCAATATAGTCAACAACTCTTACTTTCACATTCCCCACTTTTCTCTCCATTGATTCTGGAGCATAAAGTCGTAATTTAGAGGTTGTTTTTGCATCCCCCATGTTGCCTGGTCTTGGTGCCAGCGATAATAATACCCAAGCCACTCCCCGACAGGATGGATATAAACGTCATTATCAGCCAAATTAAAATAAAGATCATAATCGGCAGCCCCAAGATATTCGCTAGCCAGCCATCTTACAATTCCTTTTCCGTGAAGCTCTGTTTTATAAACTACGGACGGAGTTGTTACTGGACATCTTTGCAGCAGGAGTTCTTTAAATTCCTCTATACTTGAATAAATGTGAGAAACATCTTGGTCGATCAAATTTGACTTATCGTCTATGCCTTTAATTCCGCTTTGTAAAACCAAAATGGTTTCTTCGGATTCTAAAATCTTTTTCATGAAATTTGATACATAATCTTCCGAAATATAGTCGTCTGATCCTAGAATTGTAAAATATTCACCAGTAGCCAGAGACAAAGCTGCCTCAACTGGTTCTTCCCAGGAAAATGGGTATAAATTTGGGGCAGTATCAATTAGGAGTTCTGGGAACTCTTCTTGTATTTTTTCGGCGATTTCCAAGCTGTCATCACCGCTGTCATTATCTACAAAAATAACCTCAAAATTATCATAAGTTTGAGATAAGGCAGACCTCAAACACTTTTCGATATACTTTTCCGAATTATAACAAGGTATTATAATTGTAACTTTTGGATTCATAATAATTTCTCCAAAACCAAATCTGGTATTGTTTCTCTTTTCTGCTTCATCAAGCTTATAAGCTCTTCTCCTTTTAATTTGAACCACTCTTCACTTGTGGCACCAAGCTTCTTACTTGTTAAAACAGTCATGCCGGCCATTCTGCACTCAACAACGACACGGCACAAGGTCTCCAGTGTTTCAGGTAAAAATATGAAGTATTTATTATCTGTCAATCGATTTAAAAATTCCCTATAAGGTAGTTCTCCAACAAGATCATATTCTAATTTATTTCTGTGACAATAAGCTTTAGCTAGCGAAGTATTTTTTATAGGATTGTGCGAGTCCCATATCGAATATCTTTCCTTTTTCTCCTTGTGGAATAAAGATGATAACATATCTAAAATTTCGAGGCTCCAGAGGTTTCCCCCAAGCGAATGTACATTTCCTGTTTTTATGTTTTTTTCTACAACCTCAGCATGTAAACTACTTTGACAAAAAACGGCTCTTGCATTTTTATAGAAATCAAGATTTACAATATTTTCATCCGGCGCTAGATAATTTTCGAAAACAGATGGATCTCTAGTTGTCAAATATTTGTGATCATGTTCATAAATCACATAATCATGCTTCTCCTGAAGGTGTTGCTTTACTTCTTCCGGCAGTTTTATGAAATTGGAGACGATAAATTTTGCGTCATTCTGCCAATGTTGTAAAAATTCTAAATTGACATTTTCGCTTTTAACAGTCAGAACCTCATGTCCTTTTTCTCTCAATATCCCAATGAGTTCTTGGTTATTAAGTTCTCCACCGCCGAGCCACTCTTCTGCAAATATATCGGCAATGAATAATATCTTACTCATGCACTTGTATTTCAGATGCTAGACCATCTAGAAAATCTTCTAACTCAGCAACATCTTCAGGGTATACATCTAATACTTCTTCTACAACTTTTTCGAACATTTTCGTTTGATCAAGTCTCTTCTCTAAGGATTTTTGAAGCTTTCCTGCTACAATCTTTCTGCTCTTGTAGGCTTCTATGGTTCCTCTTAGGGCTTTTTTATAAGCCGCCTCATCTGAATAGCACCACTGTGAATCTGCTTCTACAACATTTTCCCAGACAGCTTCTTGTGGGACCTTATCTAATTTATACTTTACTTTTGTAAACATTGGTGTCCTTTTTAGTCTACCTGATTTTTTATTTTTAATGTTGTCGTAAAGGAAGTCAACTTGTCCAGACCAGGCGGGAGCTATGACGGGCAAACCACTACAAGCAGCCTCAAAAATAGGAAGACCGAATCCTTCCCCGTGGGTTATTGTTGCATACGCATGAATATTTGGATGCTTATATAGAGAATTCATCTCTTCCTCAGTCATATTTCCGTGAAGAAGAAAAACTCTACATTTTCTGTGTGGAACTCCGTGAACTGCTTGACTAAGCAACATCTTCACTTTATTGCGGTCTAAAACGCTGTTATTCATGTGGTGGGCTTTTACAACCAATCCGACATCTTCTTCATTTTTAAATTCCTCAACAAACCAACGAATAGTATTCATAAGGTTTTTACGAGGTCCAATCTGAGCACAGGTTAAAAAATTAAACTTTGTATCCAGCTTTATTTTCTTGTGGCTGGATTTATCTGCTTTAATATCTCTAAATGGATAAGAAATCACAGAAACTGGTTTTGTAAGTTTTATAATATGCTCTTTTCCATCTTCAGTCTTAACTGTGTGAGACGGGTTTTTTAAGGTATTTTTGGCGTGCTCAGAGGTAACAAAAATCTTATCCATGAAATTACTGCTGTGAATCCACTGAGCCGAAGCATAAGTTGTTTCAATAGCAGCCGTGACTCCAATATTCTTTTCTGCTAAATTCTCCCACTCATTTGGGATTAATACCTGAAGCGACAAATCAAATTTGCCTTGGAACTGCTGCAACTTGTTTACACAAGTTTCGAAATTTTTGGTTTCCTCAGAGGAATCAAGATTCCAGCTTGACTGCCCCCAATTAGTCGGATGTACAAAAATATCAAAAAGATCCGGACGACTATTTAGTGCCCTAAACATATATCTTGTATGCTCGCCATAACCGCTTCTACTAAAAATTGGTCCTTTTATTAAGACTTTTATCATAATTCAATAAACTCCCAGGCTTCGTGATTCTTTCTTGTTTCCCAAGATCCGCTCTCTTCATGAACTCTTAACATGAAATCGATCCACTGTTTATTAAAAGTCTCAAAATTATAGTTCTTTTTAACGTGTTCCATGCCCATTCGCCCCATCTCTTGCCTCTCTTCTTCTGTCGCATAATATATCTTTTTAAGAGCATCAACGAAAACTTCCTCGTTTATTCTATCTTCATAGATATATGGGACTTGCTGTGAACCAATAACGGCTCGGGAAGTAGGTTCAATTCCAACCCCAAAGAAGTTCTCTCCGTCGGTCACCTGCTCTTGGAGTCCTCCAGTCATTGTCGCAACAACAGGGGTTCCACAAGACAAAGATTCCAACGTGGACAGCCCAAAACCTTCTGCATCCGAAATATTTATCGTGCAATCTACAAGATTATAGAAAATTGCCAGTTGTTGAGGTTGCACTTTTTCTTTCGAGAAATGTATCTGACCTTTCATTAGTCCAAGTTCGTGGGCTAAAAACTCTAAAGGTTGTCCATGTGGGTCGCTTGGGTCGGTATGTAATATCAGTGTTGCTTTATCGTGTCCCACCTCATCACAGAAGGACTTCCACCACCAAACTAAAGAACCACTCATTTTTCTTCTAGCGTTTCTGTTGTTCCAAAAGCAGACAAACTTATTTTCCAAATTATTGTCTTTTCTTATTTGCCTCAACATTGCCATTTCTTCTGGCAATGTGTGTTTCCGAAATACCACTGAATTTACAGCATGTGGGATATATTCCTCTGGAACATCTGGTGCAACTTCTTTTACTATGTTGCTTGTAACTTTTGAAATGGTTGCAATATAATCATTTGATCTATAAAATGGAGCATTAAACCTAGGGCTTGGACCATTATCCCAAACATGATAATAAACCATTGGTACTGCTAATCTTATTTCGTCCTCAAACTGCCAAAGCCATTCATAAAATCTTGGGTCTGTCATAAAATAAAGAATATCTGGCTTATATTGAGCTATCATGCTTCTTACAATTTCTTGGTTTCCATATCCATCGACTGGGTAAATGAGCCAATCATCGAGCCACTCCTCTGTTCTAGTTACATTATAATCAGGATGCTTTATCGCCCCACCTAAAGATATTATCTGAAATTTTCCGGTATTTAAAAGGGCTTGAATAACATATTTTGTTTGAGTTCCAACACCCGAGGGTAATAGTGGGTGATCACTAATTGTTAAAACTTTTATCTTCTTTTTTTCTGTCAAAGAAATTTCCTCCTAAGAACAATATTCCGTCTGGTAAAACTCGCAAGTTCCAAAGCGGTCTTTACAGTTCGTACAAGCAGCACGGTTTTTGATATAATTCTCTTTGTTAATATTATGCAACGCTTTCGTCAAGGCGTTAAGTGCATCAGTTGTTCTTTTTTTAGCTGCCGTCACCCGCACGAACTCCGCTTTCTTCCCAGCCTTGGCTGTTCGCTTTAATAGAACGAAGTGGCAGTCAACGTCTTTCGGGTCAACTTCGTACTTCTGGGCATAGAAATGCTTGTAGAATACGAGTTGGTAGGCGAGGATTTTGTCGCTCTTCTTTTCACGTCGCCAACCCCAGGAGCAGGTCTTCCAGTCAATCAAGTGGATTTTCTCATCCTTCTTGGAATAGACTACGAGGTCAATAAAGCCTTTAAACTTTTTTTCTGCTTCCGTGAATTCTGTGATGGGCTCGTAGAGTTGCTCTTCGGCTGCCAGCACTTCCCAGTCCTCACCCAGTTTACCGAACTTGTCGGCAAGGCAGCGATAAAGGTCAGGGATGATTTGAACGCCATTTAGCAGCCACTCTTTGAGGGCGAAATCCCTTTTGGCTTCTAATTGGGCATCATCGGGCAGGGCGTTGAGTTCGGCGATGAATTGCTCTTTAACTAACTCCTCAATAGCGCCCGCTTCCCTGTACTTTTCGGGGGAAGTCAAAGTAAATTCACAAACAGTGTGAATGGCTTTACCAAAGGCTGTAAAAATGTTGCCCTGGAACTGAGTTACTTTATCAATGTAGGTGAGTTTGTGGTAGTGAGGGCAAATATGCCAGTTCTTCCACTCCGAGTAGGAAATATGTTTGCCAGCCAATGTAACCTGCTTTCTATCTTGTTATTTTATCTAGTTCAGATATTTTATTATACAATTCGGGACTGATCTGGAATAGTTCATCTCGTTTACCTAAGTAGTATGCCTCAAATCCAGTCGCAAAATATTCTCTTAGTGATACGGCAGCATACGGACGAATAAATAAACCAGTCGTAACCATGTGGAGCATCCTTTTTCCAACTCTTTTGTATAAAAAATCATCAAAAGATTCTTTAAATTTAAGTTCTCTAAAATCATACTCCTGAGTCCAGTACCCTTCGGATCTCAGTTCGAATTTCATTTGTTCTCTCTTTTTAATAAATTCACGAATTACTAAACGATCCCCATATATTTCCTCAGCAGCCTTTGTCTCAAGGTGGTGGGCAATCTCGTGTATTATATCATCCAACAAATCTTTCATATTATCTTGTTCGTTAGAAATAAACAAGGTCTGGTCTTTATATAAGGCATTTACCTGGCGGCGGTCAAATTCTTTGTAAGAACCCACACGCACAGCCCTGAGATCTTGATAATAAACTGAAGGTAATTTTTGTTCTACTGTTTTTAATACCCTTTCTATGGATATATCATCAGGAAGAGGCTCATCGATGTGTACATCGATCCCGCCGAATTTAAAGTGATGAGTCATATTGGAGGTTTTTTCGAAAATGTATTCTCTCATAAAATCTCCGATGCCAATGTTGCCAATTTAGATCTCTCTCCCTTAATAAGGGTTATGTGACCAGAAATGTCATATTGTTTAAATTTCTCAACTGCATATGTCAATCCATTGGATACTGCGTCAACGTAAGAATTGTCTATCTGCTGAATATCGCCTGTAAGCACTAATTTAGTTCCATGTCCGACCCTGGTTATTATAGTCTTTAATTCATGCGGTGTTAAATTCTGAGCCTCGTCAACGATCATGAAAGCGTTGGAGATGGAACGACCTCGAATATAGGTCATTGCTTCAATTTCGACGGTTCCTTGATCCATGTGCAGATCAAGCGCAGTTCTGTCCCCAAATAAATGCTCAAGATTATCCCTGATGGGGGCAACCCATGGCATCATTTTCTCTTCCAGGGTCCCTGGTAAAAAACCGATATCTCTACCCATTGGCTGTACAGGTCTAGTAATTATTAACTTGTCGTAACCTCCCGAAGATCTTGTACTGTTCAAGACTTGTTCTAGACCACAAGCAGCAGCTATGAGTGTTTTGCCAGTTCCTGCTTGTCCTGTCAGCGAAACTATAGAAACCGACGGATCAAATAAGAGATCCATAGCAAACTGCTGCTCTTTATTGTTAGCTGAAAGTCCCCATATATCTTGGTAAGAATATACTTTTCTCAAGGGTTTTTCATAATTTAAAAAGCGACACAGGGCTGATTTTTTGGTATCTTTTTCTGATCTTAAAATCAAATATTGATTTGGAAACAGTTTGATATTTTGTTCTTCTAAAAGAATCTCTTTATCTTCGTAAAAATCGTCAATAACCTCTCCTTCAACTAGAACCTCTTCACATCCGTCAAATAGCTTCTCTACAGATTTAATCACCTTTTGTGGTTGATAATCATGACATTCTAAACCAAAAGCATCACATTTTACTCTCATATTCAGATCACGGGAGACGATTGCTATTTCTTTGCCTTCCATTTTGAGACGAATCGCTATGGCAATTATTTTATTGTCTGAATCTTGGGTGGACATTCCTGCCGGCATATAGCGGGGATCATATTGTGCCGCATATAATTTCCCTTTCCCTCTTCCTAGAGAAACTCCCTCAAATAAACTACCTTTTCTCCGCAGATTATCTAAAACACGGTTCATCATTCTAGCATTAAATCCCGCCGTATCTTGCCTTTGTTTGTGTTTATCTATTTCATCCAATATAATTGTTGGGATTGCAATATCACTTTTTCCGAATGCAAATAACGAGCTTACCTCTGTGAGATAAACGTTTGTGTCTAAAATCAATGTCTTTGTCATATTTTTTCCTTTCAGGAACACTTCTAAAGTAAATAGCTGAGAGAGAAAGAAAAAAGCCGCCCGAAGGCGGCTGGTGGAGGTAGGGAGAATCGAACTCCCGTCTTGCCTAGTTCTATAGAAGGGGTCATTCACAAGGTTGGGTCTGTTTTTTTCGTCAGACAGCCCGCTTGACTAGATCGTTTTATTGCGGCTAAAACAATCAAAAGCACTTAGGACACCCAAATACGGCTTTCTGTTTATTGGCTGCCGTCGCCTCATGGGAGGTCAGGTTTTTAAGCTGCCATCTCCATTTCGAAATCGTCATTGGCGATTAAAGTTTTAAGCGTTTTTAGTGAGCCACGCTTCCCTCACCCTTGCACCTTTTCTATTTTCCCATCAATCGATACCGGTTACCCCCTTATAATCAGACTATACAATAATACGCAATAGTTGTCAAGTTATTTAATGGCAATTTGCTAGCAATAGCTTTCAGAGCTTTAAGCTGACAAGAGCAGTATAGTAGTAAATTTAAAAGTGTTAAATTAAAATTAAATTGCTAATTCTTCTTCACCAGCGGCCGCTTCTCCTTCAGCGCCGGCTTCTTCTGCTTCTTCTTCGCCTTCTACTTCTTCTTCTGGTGCTGTTTCTTCTGCCTCATCTTCAGCTTTTTCTTCTTCGTATTCTGGGGTTGTCACATCTGGTAGCGAGGCTGTTAACTCATCCTCGAATTTATCAAAGTAAAGCATCATATTGGTTAAAAGATAATCATAAAATAGTTTCTTATCTTTTTCGTCAGCCAACATATCATATGCGTCAACAATTTGTTTTTCTACGGATTTAAAAGTCTCAGCGGCAAAATTTCTACCTGTTTCATTTTGATCATCGAGTCCTGCACCAAATTCTTCTTCCTCGCCGCCCTCGATATCGATAAATTCACCTTCGACACTTTCGGAGGCATCATCCTCTGGATCCAAGTCAATCGATAACTTTTCAGAGAGTAAGTCTGGATCAATTTCATATACTATTGATTCTTCTTTCACTTCTGCCGCTTCGATGGGGTTAAGTGCGTTTTTAATGGCATGAATTATATGATTCCTAAATGACTCTCTTTGTTCTGGAGAAGTAGTCAACATACTATAATCATCTTGAATGGTTGGTATTATTTTTTTGAGTAAATCAGCCAAAACATTAATTCCAGTATGTTCGCTGGCTTCTGTAGTTCCTGTTTCCGCTTCTAAAATCCTTCTTATTGCAGATCTTAGTTTCTGTTCCTGAAGTTTTTTAGAGGATGCCGCCTTGTATATCCGCTTCCTGACATGTTCACGAATAAGCTGCTCGGCAATTAATTTATTTCTGTTGATTTTTTTCATGGTTCTATAATTATCTCCGCCTTTGGCGTTTAGCTCTTTTAACCTTGGGTTTTTTAGTTTTCCTATAAGGGTTATAGCGATTGGGACGACCGCTCCAAGCCCCAGGACCTATTTCAGCCGACCCAGCAGACATAGCTGACATTTCCTCTATAGTCGAGTCTATGATATTATTTATGGCTTCATTTGGGCTTGTCAGTATATTGTATGCTGCCTCTTTCTCTTCAGCATTTAAATGACGAGGGAGGTTTGCTTTAAATTCGTTTTTTCCTTCTTCACCTTGTAATAGCAAATTTCTCATTTGTGTTCCGCTTACTCCTCCTGCAAAAAGGGGAGTTATTACAGGCTCGACACTTACACCAGGGTTATGTCTTTCAGCATATGATTGGGCTCTATCAAATCTTGTATCATCAACGTCTTTTTCGCTTTTCCCCAAAAGAGCAACATCTCCCTCTTTAAACACAGAGTTATCTGCTACTAGTTCATACACATCTCCAACTGGCGATGGGGTCGTTCCTGCTTGAACTTTAATTTTTGGAAAATCTTTGGTATAAAGATCCCATAGTTTAACGGACATATCAACAGTTACAGGAGGTCTTGATTTGGTAGAAACAATTACTATTACTTCGTCAACATCATTTTTGTTTGCAAAGTATTTGGCAAGCAAAAAATGTCCGGCATGAGGAGGTTTAAAACCCCCTGGGATTAGGGCTATTCGTTTTCCTTCTTTTTTTGTCAATACCTGCCCAGTGGTAGCTAGAGCTTCTACGGTTACTTTCTTTTGTTTACCGCCATATTTAAACAACCCAAGAATTTGATTTAAGGGGGCAAAATTACCAGTTAATTTATACATGTGCCCGTCATAATCAAAGACAATCCCCTCGGCAGGAGTTGTTAAATTGCTCATATCTTTTATCTTATTTAAGTGAACTTGCATCACTTCCATGCTTTGTGGATCTTCTGGTCCTGCTTCTGCTATCTCCTTGACGGCATTTGCAAGTTCGGTTCGTTGCCGTTGCACTTCCGCATCAGTATCAACAATGAACATACTTTCTAATCCCTTGAGAACCTCGACTGCAAAATCGTGAACAATTAATTCTAATGGCTGAATTGCTTGTTTTAATAGGATGGGCTTATTTCTAACAATATTTGTTAAATCTGATACCTCTTCTGGGTTCATTCGTTTTTTTAATTCTCTAAGACCAATATTATCAGGTAGCTTTAAAAGGTACTTTATTGCTTCTGTTTTTAACTCGTCAGAAAAATTTACCTCTATACCTTGCCGTAGTCGGTTAAAAACATATTGACCAACCCGATCAGAATCAGACACATCAGCTTCAGACATAGCATTTCCCAGAGATGCATATGCTTTCTTGAGTGCTTCTTCATCTTCTAATTTTTCTAGTTTTATGATGGCACTTCTAACAAAAGAAAATCTATCTTCTGATAAGGAATCTTGCATTTGTCTTAGGCGACTATCCAATGCTGCAAGATTTGCAGACACATCTTCGTCTGTTTTCTCTCCGGACTCTTTGTCAAATTTAAAATGACCTCTATCATGTATTTTGAGTGTCTTAGAATCGTAATTGATTACATTTCTAGACTCAGGGTCCATAATTTCAGCGTTATACCAAATATCAGCGTTTGGTCCGAAGATAGCTAATTTCTCTTCGTCGCTCAAGGTTTCCACCGCTCTTTCAAAAGCAGCAAATCCTTCTACAAATGTTTTCTCAAGGTTGCCCCGCCCTGCAAACTTTGTTGCCAATTGAACGGCATCTAATCCGTTCCCTCTAAGATTTCCTTTGTTTCGTGCGCCCTTTGCTTTGCCTTCGGGTATAGAATAAGAAAGAAAAAGATTTTGCCCGTCAACTTTCTCTTCCACTTCGAGGTCAGCCTCAGCAACAGCAGCCATTATTTCCTTCATTTTACTGAAGGTTAAATTAGGATTATCATATAGGTGGGACATGTGTCCGGCAATGCCACCCATTTATTTTTCCTCTTTTAAAAGATTTAACTCTTCTTCGAGAGCCTCGACTCTTTCATTTAAAGATTTCATTTGTCTTTTTATACCACGAATATGTTCTTTTGCAAGTTTTAAACGATTGGTATCTCTTTTGTTTGTTACCCTGATATTTGACACTATGTCGCTTAAAGCCTGTATGGAAGCAAAAGCATCAAAAGTGTATGCCTCCTTTAAAAGGAATTTTTTAGTGACCTCGTTTAGAATAGATTTCATTTTTATCTCCCAGGCTGGTTATTATAAGTAGTTAGGATCAGTGTTAACAACTACTGCTAGTCATGGTTATAGTTCCCTCATTGGAAACCGTCATCGAGTAACATGTACCATCTCCTGCTTTTAGAACCACAGTATTCGAAGCAAAGCTTTGAGAAATTGCTGTCATAATACCCCCGTTTGTTACACCAATTGAATAATAATCTCCATTTGGAGATTGCAAACTAAGAGAACCAACGGACCCGCCGCCCAAAATCTCGCCCGCCGTAGCGGGGGTGATAGAGGCTATTTGGTCATCTACTCCTGTAGCGGTTAAAAAGTTTCCACTTACATTAGGTGAGATGGTTCTCACATCGGTCAATGGTCCTGTTTGTCTTCTGTTAATAATTCCCATGTTTATTCGCTCGCATCAAACCCAGCAAGACGATCATTGGGATTGATCCTCTTTCTTCGAATTACATACCCGTGCAAACTTATTCGGCTATGTACAGATCCACTTGCATATAAAACAGTAGGAGTTTGTTCATCAAAAGATGTAACAGGAATTCCAGGCCAAATCATGACGGCGCTGCTTGAGGGGTATAGTGTTGTAATAATCGTATTACGATTTTTGGTAAATCCAGCAGCAAATGTTCTATCATCATCAAACCATATTGATATTTCCGCACTAGAGCTACCATTGTTTACTGCCCATAAATACAACTCGTCCATATCAGATAAAGAACCAGAATGAATACTCATAATCTGAGGTGTTCCAGATCCGGAGGATACTACACAAGGCCAAAAAGAGGAGGAATTTGTAACTGTTAAAGCAAAGTCATGTCCGCTAGGGTCTTGTCCACAACCAGCGTGCGACAAACTAACCCTAATACTGCCAACATTCCCTGCTGGTGATAAAGTATTTCCGAGAACTTTTTGAGTACGTCCGTTAAATCCAGGCATTAGTCTGTACCGTCATATCCTTGATTTATATCCGTCTTACTTACTCTGTGTTTTCTCATTACAAATCCAGATAAATATATTTGCGAATTTGACGATACTGCAAAAATTGCATCATTGTTTGTGTGAGGGATCCCTGGATAGACAAGCTCCATTCCCGACTTTGAGCTAACTGTTGTGACAACTCGCCAAGGAGCATTTAAAGCGTACTCAAGATCTGCATCAGCAGGCGTGTTACCGTCAACCATGTACCCCCCAGATACAAAAGATACAGTAATTTGGGCTGCTGTTTCTCCAGCGTTTGACGCCCATAAATAAACTTCATCAAGAGCACTTAAATCAGCGACATGCACACAAGCCGAAGCCTCTGGTGCTGCTGTGCTGCCTGAGCCGGATATAAGCATAGGAGTTCCGTTGTGAAAATTATTATTAATCTCATTGTAGTGCCTGCCAAAACTGGCAGGATATCGTGTTGCAAATGGTTGCAAAGCAACCCGAGAAGTTCCTTTAGAGAAAGGTTTTAAATTTGTACCCTGTGGAGTTTTAGTGTTGTTACTAAATGCCATTTGGACACCTCACGAAGTTTTCCATATAAATACTTCAGTTCCCAAAAACTTTCTCAAGCTTTGCTTCCATTTTTTGAATCCATAGGCGATCTATTTGAGTATTTATTCTTGGGGTATTGCTCTTTTCCCAAAGTTCCATTTCGCCTTTTGCTATTGCTTTTTTGAGAAATATTTTAATAGCAACTAAAGGAGAGGAAAGTCCAACATTCTCCATCATTGAATAGCCCGCAAAAATAACTCCCACCAATTCATTGTCTTTGTTGATAATGGGTGAACCACTTGAGCCTGGTTTTGTAGGGAGGGTATAAACTGAATATCCTTTATCATGATAACCTGAAAATTGTCCCTTAAAGACCAGTACTGTTCCTGGCCAAAATAATCCGTGGGGAGCAGCCATATTCGTGACTGTTTCTCCCCTTTTTGGTTCTTTGTCTGCGATCCTTAAAGTAGGAGGATTTAAAAGAACATTCGAAGCACGCAACAAACACAAGTCAAAGCGCCGGTTTATCATAATCACTTCCGCATCATGATGAAAACCATTTAGATCAACTGCTTTGAATGTAGATCCTTTATTTTCAATTCTAAACCCTTCGATGATTTGTGTTTTTGGGAATTTAGTTTCACATGAATGTCCGGCAGTTAACACATATGAAGTACCTTGAGAAACTTCGCTATGAAATACATACGCTCCAGAGGAAACATACTGCATAACAGCTTTTTGACATTTTTCCTCTTTTGTTTCGGCATCAATCCCGCACCCCTCAACCTCAACAGAGTGCTTTATCTGAACAAAGGCATGTCGTGGTAATATTTCTTCTGAAACTTGGGGTTTATTGTTAACTGTTACGCAACCGCTGACACAACTTGTAAGTAAAAGTAACGATAATATAAGAAACTTGACGTAAATTGGTGATTTTTTTATCATAGTAAAGTAACTAGATTGAAAGGGGACTATTTATCCGTAGTAAATCAACACACTAGATTTGCTGTAAGGAATATCAATAACATGTTAAGCAGCACCATATTATCAGGATTACTGATACTTTCGTCACAAACTACAGAGTTTCCAGATATTTGGAAAAAGATAGAGGGCAAGTGGTCCTATATTGGACAAGTTAAAGAGGTAAAAGAAAAACCTCAGATTCTAGTTTGGATAGAAAAGAAAACAAAAAGCAAAACCAAAAACATAGTTACTAAAGAGATAAAAAAGATGCCATTCATCATTTTGTCTCCCAAAGGAGAGGTACTGGATCTAGAACCACTCCAATAAGGAGCGGTTTTATGTTTCGTGTTCCGAAAACTAAATTAAGAGTTACGCTGTTGGGAATATTGGCACTTTCGTGTGCTGTAGCCCTCCATTTTCAGATTAAAGCAAACAACCTATATCAAACCATAATTCCAAAGAAATCAACTTATTATACACCGGGACAAAATGACAATTGTAAATGGGTTGTCCACGTTAGTGATAAAATAACCACCGAACCAGGCTCTAATTCAGCCATACAAATTGGTATCCCTGATGTTATAAAAGATGGTTACATTGCCGGCATTTTACAGAATGCACCGGGCGATTCTCTTTTGTTTGCTTTTAAAATCCCAACACAATCTAAAAATAGTCCGCCGTTGATTATGACCCATGTCTATGATAAAGAACACCTCCCGCTTAAAAAAGCACGATTTCGAGTTTTTAATAGCACCGCCTTAACCATGGTTCTTTATAGTACTTATGAGGCTTGTATTGAGGCTACAATGGAATGAAACGTTGGGGTTTATTTTTTGTTCCCTTGGTTTTAACCGCCTGCCAGGCTTGTCTAGATGATGACCAGTTGGTTGCCTTGGAATGTTCACCCGGCACTGTTGAAGTGTGTGATCACAACGGACAGATCCTAACATCCCTTAATCCCAAAGATCCTCCTGAAAAAGCTGGTATTTGCAGGTACGGTGCTAGAACCTGTACGTTTGATGGGTGGACCGAGTGCATCGGAGCAGCAGGACCAGAAGAAGAAGTTTGTGATGGATTAGATAACGACTGTAATTTATTAATAGATGAAACGTTTCCAGAACAACATCAACTATGTGGATTTGTAGAGGGTGCTGATTATGGTGTTGGTATTTGCACCCCAGGTGTGATGAAATGTGATAATGGAAGTCTTTATTGCGATGGGCATGTTGGACCTTCGGAAGAAACCTGCGACGGCTTGGATAATAATTGTGATGGAACGGTTGATGAAGGAGTAGCTAATACTACGGCAATTGTCTGTTATGATGGTCCCGAAGGTTCAATGGCTATTGGCGAGTGTCGTGCGGGTGTTCGTTATTGTCAGGATGGTGGGTTTGATGGACCTTGCGATGGGCAAGTTCTTCCCGTTGAAGAAATCTGCGACAACCTTGATAACGACTGCGACGGCGAAGTAGACGAAGGTTTTGATACTCGTGGTGTAGATCTTGTTTTTGTTATTGATATTTCCGGCTCTTTTGATGATGAGATAGAGTCCATGATAGAAGGAATTACTCCGCTTTTAGATGATCCGATAACGAGCAACTTTCGGTTTGGTTTAGCAGTGATAGGCAGACAAAATTCAGGTGGCGGAACCCCGCTGACCACCCGACACTCTGAAATGGTAAATGATTTTGTTCCCGCTGATGAATTCCTGCAATATTTGCAGGCTATCCAATTAATGGATGATGGTGGTATTGAGCCATCAATAGATGTGACCTTGTGGTCGATGGAGGGTTTGTATCCTTTTTCGTGGACCACGGGGAACCAAAAAGTAATAATCTTAATGACTGATGAAATAGCTCAAACTATTACAGGAAGGAATGTAACTGAGGTTAATGATTATGCTGTTAATAATGGGTTTGAGATATTTGTTTTCGCTCTCCCCGAACACCATAATTCATTTTTGGGGATGGTAAGAGGAGAACAGAGTCGCCTTTATACTCCTGTGGTGAATTCAGAGACTGTTTTTATGCAGATCCGCCAGATCTTTGAAGATCTTTGTATTGGTCAGGGTGATCCATAGATAACACTTTAAAATCTATTTTTTTTGATTTCATTTTATACTCCCCTTTAACTGATTTATTATTAGGTTGATAACTGAATCTTTGTCTTGTTGAGATTTAGCATTATAAAAAGCCCAAGATGCAGAATTCTTTTTTGCATTTATTTCCTCTGACAAAGAAGTGATGTTGTTTTGCAACAATAAAAATGAACTTGGAGATAATTCAAACAAGTCAATGTTAAGCAGCCCAGCAAGATTCAACAAAGTTGCTAAATTATTTTCTTGATATGCCAAGGATGCTTCGGAAAACATTTCTGCTTTACTATTATCTCCAGTTTTGTCTGGGTGTGTTTTTTCTGCTATTTTTCTATATAATTTTCTAATATCATTGTTCTTTTTCTTTGTGTCTATTTCTTCTATTTCTTCTATTTCTTCTATTTCTTCTATTGTCTTTGTTTCTTCTATTGGTGAAGTCTTGCTAGAGAACAATGATTCATATTCATCAGGATATTTTTCTTTTATTGCTTCATTTATTTGTTTATCCATTTGTAAACATATGTCATCCACTTCCTCTTTTTCAAGAAGTAGAAAGGAATATTGGAGGCTAAGTTTTTTGAATTTGCGGGACATAATGTAAGCCTGTGTATAAGTGAATATTTTATACCGGCCAACTTCCCACTTCTAATTGTTCGACTCTAAGGATACCACCGCTAACTGAAATCATAAAATCTGCTAGGCTACCTAAGTTATCTGTTCCTTGTAAAACTATTCTGGGTATAGCTGCTGAATCAGCCGCTGTAGAAATAGCACTACTCGATACTATTAGTGCCGGCTTATATCCCCCCCCTTGTGCTAGGGAAATATTAGAGAAAGTAGCCAAACCGCTTCCGGTCATCGATCCAGATAATTTTAAAGATACAGAGTCATCATTAAGAATCAGATTTCCAAGCGTTGATCCAACAGAGCTTGAAAGAACACCGCCAGAATTAATCTTAGTAAGATTATCAATTACTAGACTTTGACCTGAAATACCACCAGCACCTGACATAACGCCAGCAACAGAGATCGATGCTTCTTCTGTTGTTAAAGATGCGAACGATGCAGCACCTGCACCAGAAACCGTAGTCTTAGCAACGAGCGATGCTGAAGTCTCAATACTGTTGTTACTAAGGATCTTATGCGTAAATACATTTATTTTTACTGCGCCCGAAACTGCTGACGGCGTAAAGCTTGCCGCAGTCAAGGTACCAGAAACATTTAGATTGTTAGTAAAAAGGTGCCCTAAAAAGGTAGCGCCGGCAGAAGAAGATATTGTGCCCGAAAGTGTTAGAGATCTAGCATCATCATTTAATATAAGATTTCCGAGAGTAGCCCCCACAGAACTCGACAAAACACCAGCATCAGAAGCTACTAGTCCTGTTGTGTTCTGTATAATTTTTCCGGTGGATCCGTCAAATCTAGCAATGGCATTATCAGTAGCCGAGCCGGGCCCGGTTACGTCCCCGGATCCAGCGCCGCCAAGTGCTGCGCTCAGATAGTTAAGAGCTTGGATAACGGAACCAGACGCATTACCAAAACTATCACTAAGATAGAAGCGACTCCATTCATTGGTGGTTAATCCGCTTAGTCCGCCAAGAACTGTTCCTGAAACTGGAAGTGCTAAAAACTCTTGTCCCGAGCCAGTGACAATTCCACCGAGCATTTCTGCATTTGCTATAAAAGAACCGCTTGCGCCTACCAGTCCGAAAGCCAATTAAATAACCCCTCTAGTGTTCTCCTTTCGTGGAGCCTTTAAATAAATAGTAAATAAAAAAAGAAGGGACCGAAGTCCCTTCTTTATAAAACAGATTGTTTTAAAACTTTAGACTGGTAACGCTGTTCCGTGAGTCAACTCGACAACCTGTAGCATTCCACCAGAGACTGAGATCATGAAATCCTTTAAAGCTCCTGCATCGTTGGTTCCTTGCAAAACCATCCTTGGAATGAGTGCAGCATTCGCCGCCGTGCTGATATCACTACTTGAGATGTAAAGAGCAGCCTTATGGTTACTGCCGTTTGCACTACCCGTGTTCGAGCAATGAACACCAGCGCCGACTCCGCCCGAAAGCGAGCCTTCACCATAGACTTTAACTGCGCCTTGCGATTCGAGCGAGCCCACCTGCGCTCCACCCGCAGCAACCAGGGCACCTGCGCTACTGATCGAGCCCTGTCCGCCAGCGACGGAGAGGCTTTGACCTTGGAGAGCGCCAGCACCAGAAACAACACCGGCAAGAGGAATTGTCGCTTCTTCGGTTGTTAAAGCTCCAAATGCACCCGGTCCAGCACCCGAAACAGTGGTTACTGCCGAAACCTCACGAGCTTGTGATATTATATCAGCGCCATTTATGGTCAACTTAGCACCAGCAAGCGATGAAGCACCAGAGATGCTTGTGACATTAGTTATAGCCTTTTCATCGGT